GACGCCGACGGCCGGGACGCTCGCCGCCGGCGTTCAGAAGTACCTCGAGCTCGCGAACCTCACGCCGGCGACGCTGAAGGTCCGTACCTCACAACTCGCGTACTGGTGCGCGCAAGCGTCCGCGCTCGCCGCGCCCGTCGTGACGCCGGCCGAGTATCAGGCCGGGCGACGCGAGGCCGCCGGTCGGACGCTCGGCGACGTCGCGCTCGTGCGCGTTGGCAAATCGGTATCCTTGCCGCCGGCCATCCTCGATCGGATCCGCAAGGTGCTCGAGGTCGCATTTGCGCCGACGGATCGCGACGCCGATCCCACCGAGTACGGGAACACGTCGAACCATTACCGGCAGGCCTTGTTCCAGGTGTTTCGGATCCTGAATCGAAACGATCCCTTTGCGCCGAGAAACCCAATCGCCCTGATCGAGACGCGCGCCCGCGCCGACGCGAAACCGTCGGGCCTCGATATGCGGATCGTCCGCGAAATTCTGAAGCACGTCCCGTCTCGGTTCGGCCATCACGACGGCCTCGGCGAGCGGCGCCTGGCCGTGCTCGCCTGGGTGAACATCACGCCGAAACAACTCTCGCAACTGGATCCGGCGACGGCGTTCCGCGACGTGCCCGACGCGACGCGCGAGGAGCTCGCCGCCGGCGTCGTGACGCTCACCAAACCGCCGCGCCATAAGGGCCGGGCCAAGGTGATCCCGGCGCCCGAGACGATCCCGCTCACGCCGTACGGCGTCGAGGCCCTGCGCGCGTACGCCGCGAACCCTCCCGAGCTACGGAAGTTTTCCGTGTCGGCGCTCAATAAACAATTCAAACGGGCCGCCGCGCAGGCGCAGGCCGCGCTCGCCGCCGCCGGCGTCGCGGTTGATCTATCCTCGGCGACGGTGTACCACCTGAAGCACTCGCTCGCCTCGGCCATGACGCAGGCGACGGCGGGCCTATTCGATCGGCAGGGCCAGATCGTGATCGCGCCGGCCGTCGTGAAGGCGAACGATCATCGGTCGGCGCGAACCACGAAAATTTACACGGCGGCGGCCGTCGCGCCGATCCTGCGCGAGGCGAACGAGGCGTTTACGGCCTGGCTCGATCGCCGCCTGGCCGAACCCTTGACGCCGCCGGCGGCCCCGCTCAAGATCGTGCGGCGCAAGTGACAGCCGACTACGTCATTTGGTCGTACGAGCATCGCGCTTGGTGGCGGCCGGGCGGCTGGGGCTATACGTTGGAGCTCGCCGAGGCCGGCCGCTACTCGAAGGCCGAGGCCGATCGGATCGTCGCCGACGCAAACATCGTGAGCGTGAACGAGATCGCCATGCTGGCGAGCGAGGCCGAGGCCGGCGGCGCCGGCGCCTTGTACCGATCGCTCTCAACCGACGAGCTAGTCAGATTGCGGGCCGCCTTCATGCTCGATCAAACGAGCGAGGATCTCGACGAGGACGGCCGATCCTTCATCACGGGCCGCTTGATTCTGATCGCGGCCGAGCTCGTCGGCCGGAAGGCGCGCCGGTAATGGGCCGGCGCGTCGATCCGGGCCGGTTCTACCGTTACACCCCGGGCGGGCTCGAGCCCTCGGCGCCCGGCCGGCCCGACGCCTGGATCTGCCGGCGCCTCGAGGACTATCCAGACGGCCAGGCGCCCGCGGGCGCGGCCGTCGCCGCCTGCGATCGCTGCGGCGCCGCGCTCGCCTACAATCCCGCCAGGGCGCCCCAGGTGCCCGCCTCGACGCCGCGCGTCTGTATGCAGTGCGCGCGGATCGAGCCCCTCCCGATCGACGCCTAACCCCTCGAACCTATGGCCTCGTGCACCGAGCCCGAGGCCTCGTTTCGCGTCGGGTATGGCCTCGTGCGTCAATCGCACGAGGTCTTAGGTTCGATGAAATCCCCCAGGCCGGCGCGCCTGTGGCCTCGTGCGTCTCGAACCTACCCTCGAAGGTTCGAGCAAAAAACACTCGAAAACATTCAATAAAAACCGCGAAGTTTTCACGGCCCAAGGTTCGAGGAAACCGCCGAAAACCGGCAGAATTCGCGGATTTATTGAGGGTTTCGGCGGATCACGGCGTCACTAGACGCGGGTTTCACACGCTTGAGTCGTAAGACAGAAGGCGTTATTTCGCAGGTGGTTACAGATTGCTCGAACCGTGCACGAACCGGATCGAGCGTTGGGACGCTTAGCTCAGTTGGTTAGAGCGCCTCGTTCACACCGAGGAGGTCGGCGGTTCGAGTCCGTCAGCGTCCATACCATTCCCACAGCACGAACAGCGCGGCGGCGAGCTCGAGGACGGCGAGCAGGACGAGCGCCGACGTGAGGCGCTTACGCCCGCGCGGTCGTCGCGCCTGGGGCATCGTCGCGCGCCCGGGCGCCCGGACAACCGGAGGATGAGCGCGGCGAGCCAACACGCCAGGCCGGCCGCGATCAGGTTCAGCCGCGGCGACGGCACGCCGAGCGCCGCGAACACCTCGAGCAAAAACGCCGCGATCATCAGCACGATCTTGAGCGTCGTCATACTCTCCCCCTTTGTTGGTCACACCCCGCCGACGGTGGGCACGTTCCCATACTGCGCCGCGAATTCTTCGGCGGTCAGCACGGCGACCAGGCGATCGGGCACGGCGGCGTCCCAGACGAGTACGTCGGTCTCGACAATGACGCGCCCCGGGCCGGGATCGACGTGCACGTGTGGCGCGGGCCAGGCGCCGCAGGGACAGAACACGGCCTGCGGCGGATCCGCCGCGGGATCGTAGGCGGCCGCGAGCACTTTGCGCGGGCGTTCGGTGTACTGTTTTTTGTCGGGTGCCGCCATGCCCCTCCCCCTTTACCCGGTGATCTTGCGCACCGTCCATTTGTAGACCACCTGGCCGCCGGCGGCGACGCCGCTATGTTGGAGCGCCAGCGAGAAGGCGCCCGGCCACGAGGTAATCGTTTGAATCGACACAAACACGGCGCCCGGATTCGCGCCCCCGACGGTCAGCACAAAGATCGCCCCGTCGCTCGTCATATAGCGCCGCAAGGTGATCCGGCAGGCGGTATACCCCGCCGCCGGCGCGTTGCCCATCGAGGAGAGTGTCGCGAGGTTGTAATCGGTCGACGCCTGTTGCCATAGCAAAAAGACATTCGTACTACTGATCGGAAAGGTCGCCTCGACCTCGATCTCGAGGGTGTCGTACTGTCCCACGGTCCCGGCCGGAAAGGCGGCCGACACAAACGTAAACGCGCCGACGTGCGCATCGACGCCGCTCGCATGGGTGAGGACGGTCGCCACGGGCGCCGGGCCGATCGCCGTGTCGACGGGATCGAGGATCACGTCCTTGATCGCTTGTTTGTTCCAGGGCGAGCCGAGGGTGTTCGATCCGTCGTCGTCGACGAGGGCGTTAAAGGGCGCGCGGTTGATCGCCATAGGCTAGTATTCTCCCGTCGCCGGTGGCGGCGCCGTGTTACTGATCTGTCTGAGCAGATCCTCGAATGTAAACAGTTGCGACGAGCTCGAGGCGTCGTACACGGGCGGCGCGAGGCCGCGCGGATTGAACGTGCGGATCGTGACGTCCTGGAGGCGAAACGTCCCGACGATATCGGTCGGCGCCGGGAGGTTGACGTCGACGAGCGCGCCCGATCGCGTATTCGGATCGCGCGATCGGTGCGTAAAGGTTTCCAGGACCGATCGGTGGGCGACGAGCAAGGCCTGGCCGCGGGCGCTCGCCTCGGTCAGCGAGATCCGCCCGTCCTGTAAGAGTGACTCGCGGATCCCCGTGCCGCCGACGAGCGCCGCGAGCGTCTGTTGCGCCGTCTGATCATCCATGATCGCGACGAGGTTCACCTGATCGCCCTGCCGAATGTCATACACGATCCCCGTGACGCCCGTGAGGGAGGGCGCCATCGTGATCGCCATCCCCCAGGAGACGGACTGCACGAGCGCGCCGGCGCCGCTCGCGGGAATCCCGATCAGTGAATTGCTCGAGACCCCGGTGAACCGGATCACTTGTTGCCCGATCACGGCGAACCCGCCGGCCGCGGGAAACGGGCCGACACTCGTCACAAGGATCGACGTCGAGCCCGCCAGCACTTGCTTTGTTTGTTGCACGATCCCCGCGGTATCGACGGTGGGCGCGTTCGCGCCGAGGGCCCCGTCGGCGGTGTTGTCGTAGGAGGCGAGCGCGGTGGTGGTGTTGTCCGCGATCGTCGTGTGCAGTTTGAGTTGTCCCGCACTGGCGGCCGTCCGGTAGACCTTGCGCGCCGTGACGCCGGTCGGCCCCACGGCGATCCCCGCGACAGCCGTCCGATACAGATTGTTGCCCGCGCCGGGAACACCCACGTTATCGGAGTTGTAGATCATTCCCCTCAGCACGTAATCGCCTTGGCCCCAGGTGTGGAGGCCGTTGTTCAGCCACGGCCCGCCGTTTTTCCGCCAGTAGACCCGCGCAAATTTTGCCGGCGGACCGATGGTGCCTGACGCGATGTAGTTGATCGCGGCGGCCGTGTTATTCGAATTGAAGTTCCAGCGTGGGACCACGAGCCCCGTTTGCCCGATGACGAGATTGCTGACGCCCTGCGTGAACGCCGTGTCGTACGCGAATTGCACCGCGATATCTACCACGTCACCCACCGCCAATGGGGCAGAGGACGGCGTCGTGGACAAATCCGGCGTCATCGTCGGGCCAGAGGTCGGATCGTTTTGGGGTGCTAAGACGACCGCCCCGATCGGGCTCGGGAGCGTTTCGCCGCTCGCCGTGAGCCAGGTGTAAGCGTATTGGTAGTAGCCGAGGCCAAGGGCGCTCGTGCCGGCGCCGAGCGCGGCCGTCGGTGCCGTACTCGGCGCCGTGCCCGATCCGACATACGCGCCCGTGCCGCCCGCCGTGATCCCGGTGTAGGCGATCCGTTGCGGGCCCGAGCGGACAAACCCGCCGCCCGCGGCGTACCACGCGATCACGTCGACGGGTAAGATCGTGCTCCCGGCCAGGACGGCCGTGAGCGCGTTCCCACCGCCGCCCTCGACGATCGCGCGCGTCACGATCTGCGTTAAATCGCGCACGTACGAGACATTCGAGAGCGACTGGTGCGCCGCGTTCAGCGGCGCCGGCGTGATCACCGGCGGCGCGAGGGCGAGGTACACGCGGCTCGCGTAGTCGCACAACGTGTACCCGCCGATCCGCGTCGCGAGTTGCACGAAGGCGTCCATGATCGTCGTGTTCGTAAAACTGATCTCTTGCAGCACCGGCAGGTCCGGTTGAATTTGCCCGGTAAACCCGGCCGGCGCCCGCGTGAGGAGATCGGCCGCGATCGCGGACGCCGATTGGTTCGTATATTTCGCAGACACGATCACGGCATTGAGCAACCAGGTCGGATCGGTCGCTTCGATGTTGTAGAGCACATGGCGCGGATTATCGGCGCCCCAGATACGCGTCACGCGGAGGATCGTGCCGACGAAGATCGGCGGCGCGTTTTTCGTCCCGAGCGCGACGCGCACGATCTGGCCCTCGATCGGCTTTAGGCCGCGCACGGTCGCGATCAAGGTGTTCGGGACGTCGTTCAGCCGGTCGGCGATCGTGAGCGAGTCGACGAGACAATCCTGGCCGCTTGCCGTCCAGGCGCCGCCGATCTGAATCCAGATCCGATAGCTCGCGAGATAGTTCAGGCGGAAGGCGTTCAGCCGGTTGCCGAGCAGACACGGCGCCGGGTAGGCGCTCATACGAGGGTGCCCGGCCGGGTGACGCGCGCCATCACGGCCTGGCCGACGAGGCGGGCGAGCTGATCGAGCGCCGCGGGATCGTTCATGATCGGATAGTTGACCGTCATCGCGACAGCGACGCCGCCGGCGCCGGGCGCGGTCGGACTGATCGTGCCCGAGACGCCGGGCGTAAAGAGCTCGGGCCCGCGCTCGCCCACGACGTACGCGCCGCCGGCCGTGACGGGCCCGCCGGCCGCTCGGAAATTGCCGCCGGAGATCGCATTGAGTTGCGTCGGTGAGCGCCCGATAATCTGCGCGCCCTGGCCCATGGCAATCGCGATCGCCTCGCCGAGGGTGTACCCCTTACTCATCCAGGAGAGGATCTCCGGGCTCGTGTTCGCGCTCGTGACGGCGCCGAGCGTCCCGCCGCCGAATGATTGATTCGCGCGATCCGTCGCGGTTTGTTGGGCCGTTTTCCCCGTCGTGGCGGTGCTTTGTACCTTGAGCATCGACGCGATCAGTTCATCATTCGCCTTCGCGATCGCGTTCGCTTCGGCGGTATAGTCCTCGCTCGCCGCCGTCAATTCTTTGATCGGCGGAATCGCCGCCGCCGCCGCGGCCATGAGCGCCGCGAATTGTGACGATTGCGCGCTCGTCAGTTGCCCCATTTTCCCGAGCGCCTCGATCCCGCCCCGCATCGCCGCCTGGAGCTCGACGAGTTGCTCGTTTGAGAGTTTGTCGAGCGATCCGCCGAGCGCGCCGATCGCGTCGGTCCAATTCGTCGCCGTCTCGAGGGCATCCTTGCCGAGGACTTGATCGACGACTTTCCCGACGTCGGCCCAATGCGCCGCGATCGCCTTCGCGTCTTTTTCCGCCGCCTCGGCCGCCGCGCGTGACGCCGCGGTTGCCGCGGCCAATGACGCCGCGACGGCTTTCACTTGCGTATCGGTGAGCTCGTACGCTTTCGCGAGCGCGCCCTGCGAGACGCCGGCGGCCAGGTAGTACTTGACGGCCTCGACGGTTTCCCCGTCGATCGTCTCGAGCGTCCCCTGCCAGCCTTTGCCGGCCGAGTTGACTTCGACCATCGCGGCGGCCCAATCGTTGTGTGCCTTCGCGTCGGCCTTCGCCGCGGCCTGGTGCTCTTTGGCCCATTGCGTATTCAGTTGGAGCGCCTGCGCCGCGCTCGTCGCATGGATCTTGGTGCGCTGAAAGGCGAGCGCGATTGAATCTTGCACGGCGCCGGCTTCTTGCGCGCGGAGTCCGGTATTAAATAAATGGTCCGCAAAGGTGACGATCGCTTGGTCCGCGCCCGTGATCCCGGCGATCCAGCGACCGAAATTCCAGCCCGCCAGCGCGGCGCCGGCGACGAGCCCGGCCGATCCGAGCAGGCCGATCTCGCTCGCGCTCTTGCCGGCGGCGTTCCCGATATCCTCGATCGCCTTGATCTGCGGGCCGATATGGATCCCGACGGCGTTCAGGGCGCCGTCGAATTTATGATAGGACTCGGCGAGCGACGAGGCCCGCGGCCCGGCCGTCGTCGTCGCCTTCTCGAGACTCGTGATCTGCGCCGTCGTCGTCGTCGCCGTCGTGCCGAGCGACTTCAGATCCTCATTGGCGCCCTTCGTCGCGCTCGAGAATTGCGAAAAATCGGCCTCAAACTTTCCCGTAATCGGCATCGGTTAGGCCTCGGCCTGCGCTTGTTCCTTCAGCAATTCGTCGACGAGGATCGCGTACACGTCAGCGTCGAGATCCGTTACCCATTCGTACCGCCAGCCACAGCGGCGAGCAATGGCGAGATCGGCGACGACGCGCTCGGCCCATCCGTTTTTTTTTGCGCCTCGCGCTCGGCGCGCATCGCGTCCTCGTGCGCCTCGATCGCCAGGCGGATCTCGGCGAAGGCGTCGCCGTCGAGGTTGTCGACGATCGCCTCGAGCTCGGCCTGGCCGATCCCCTGGATCTCGACGCGGTGCCCGGCGTCGTCGGTGAGCGTCCAGTCGAGGAGGTACGCCGTAATCGTCGCCAGGCCGGCGCGGGTGAGGCGCGGGATCAGCTTGACGCCGCCGGTCGTCGGATCCTCGACTTGCTCGGTCCAGCGTTCGGTGCGGGCCCGGGCCTCGCCCGCGCTCAGGCGCCGGCGGATCGTGAGGGTATCGCCGCCGCTCAGGGCGATCGTCGTGGTTTCCGGTCGGACGAAACGCGACATTTTAGGACTCCGGCGGCCCGAGTTGGCCCGCGAGCGAGGTACCGGTGAGGGTGACGCCGAGGATCGGCCAGCAAAAATGCCCGCCGATCCGCGGCGCCGTGAATTTGAGATCGGCCTGGCGCAGCGAAAACGGATCCGCCCGCGTCACCGTCCCGCGCAGCGTCCAGGCGCCGCCTGGCGTCCGGTAGGCCGTCCACTCGCGCAGGACGGCCGCCGTCCGATAGCCCCAGACGATCGTCGCCTCGCCGCCGCGCAGCGTGACGTCGCCTTGGAACATCTACGCCGGCCCGGCGGCCCAGGCCGTGCCCGTCCAGTGCGCCTTGCTGCCGTCGGCGAGCACGACGAATTGGCCGACCGTCCAGGCCGTCGCCGGATTCGCGACGACGGTCGCGAGCGCGGCGAGGTTCGCCGGCGGCGTCGCGCCCGCCGGGGTATACGAGCCGTTCCCGGTGCCCGGCCCGGCGCCCGTCGCGACCACCTGGCCCGGAACCGACCACGATCCGGCCGCCTTGAAATCGCCCGACACTTTCGGCGCGTTCATGCTGCAATCGATATCGGCGCCCATGTACGCGGGCCCCTGCCAAAAGAACGCGGACTCGTTCGCGTTCGGCATCAGTTGCAAGGTGCCCGGCGTCGGACTCATCGCCGCTTTGAACAGCGCGAGCTCGCTCGAGTTCCAGAACCCGGCGAACGTGCCCGAGATATCCATGAGGCCCGGGATATAGACCTTGTTCGTATCCCCGAAACAGGAGACGTCCTCGAAATCGGTCTTAAACGAGCCCTTCCACGAGTTGATCGAGATGATCTGGACGAGCGCGGACCCGCCGAGCGGATCCCACGACACCTTTCCATAGCGGCCGGTTTTGATGCTCATAAGTTCCTCGCCTCGTGTTAGGTGATAGCTGCGTGTACGCGATATTCGCCGCCGCGGTGCAACCAGCGGAGCGAGGGATCGACGGGATCGACGTCGGTCTCATGGATCGGCCGTTCGCGGCGCGCCCGGACGTCGGCGTACCCCGCGACGGTGAGCGCGGCGTCCTCGAGCACGGCGTCGATCCGCGCCGCCGCGCCTTTGCTATCGCCGCCGGCCGTCGAGAGCATTTTCGCGACGACGGTATAGAGCTTGTCCTCGAAGGCGCGGCCGGCGTCGTACGTCGCCGAGTCGATCGCGTCGGCCAGGGCGACGATCACAAACCGTTGCGCGTTCGGCGGCGCCTCGGCGAAGTACACGCCGTCGGGCGCGAGCGCCTGGAGCGTCGCGTCGTTGTTCAGCAGCGTCACGATCGCGGCCTCGATCGCCGAGCTCTCAGGCTTGGGCATCGCCGCTCACCTTCAGCCCGCGCTCCTCGAGCAGCCGCTTGAGGAGCTCGTTCATATCGCGCAGGTATCGCTCGCGGATCGGGATAAACGTGGGCCGCGCCGGCGTCGTCCCATGCCGGCCGCGGCGCCGGCCGCTCTCGTAGGCGTACGCATACGGCGACGTATTGAGCACCCAGACGCGCAGGCCGAGCGGGAGGGCCTTCTCGCGCACGATCACGCCGTCGCGCAGGTGCGCCGGCCAGCCCTTCGCCGCGTAGGCCTTGTGCGTCACGTCGTCGCGATAGGGGTAGGCGGCCTTGATCGCCTTCGCCGCTTGCTCGGCCGATTCGCGCGCGATCATCGCGCCGGCGTCGCCGAGATCCTGCGGGAGGGCCTCGAGCACGGCCTGGAGCTCGTCCATGCCATCCCAGGTGACGGAGGCCACTAGGTGAGCACCTCGACGGCGAGCAGTTGCGTCTCGATCCCGCGCTCCTCGACGTTGGCGACGTTGATCACATTGAACCGGCGGCCATTGAACGTGAGGCGCGTCTCGATCGTGATCCCGGGGTGATAGCGGCCTGTCAGGACGTGCGTCGCCTGCGCCAGCACGGTCGCCGAGGCGAGCGTCTCGAGCGTCCGCAGACGTTGCGAGGCCGGCGTGATCGCGCAATCCCAGGACGCCGGATCGAGCGGCGCGAAGGTTTCCGTATACCCGCCGTCGCCGTCGGGCGCGGGATCGCCCGGGTTCTCGAGGGTGACGACGTGCCGGGCCTGGCCGATCGCGCTCATGCCAGTGTCGGATCCCGATACATCGCGAGCAGGCGCCCGATCGCGGCCCAGACGTCGGCGTCGGGCGTCGAGCCGGACGCGCTCGGGTTCATATCGTCGCCGCGGTGTTCGTACAGGTGCGTCGTCAGGAGGAGGACCGCATGTTTGACGGCGAGCGGCGCCGTGTCCGCATCCCACGTCGGATCGGCCGCGGTTTTGAGATACGCGACGATCGCCTCCTCGGCGGCGTCGAGTTTTTGCCCGATATCGGCATCGTGATCGGCATCGCGGATCCGTAAATGCGGTTTGACCTCGTCGACCGTCCAGAGCGGGCCGGCGAGGGTGACGCGGGAGAAATCCAGTGGCGTCATGCTCAGGCCTTCGCGAGCTCGCCGATCGCGGCGGCGACTTGTTGCTCGGTGGGATCTGGCGACGCCGCGGGCTCGGGCGACGGCGCAGGGGCCGCAGGCGCCGACATGGCGTTCGGTGCCGCGGGATCCCGGCCCGCGAGCGCCGCCAGGCTGTACATTTGCTGTTGGAGGTACGGCGTCTCGCCGCCGTCGACGGGCCCGAGGCCGAAGTACTTGAGGCGCGCCTCGTTCGGCGACAGGACGCCGGCCATGATCGTATCGTGCGCGGCCTTGGTGCGCGTCGCCGTATCCATCCAGATCAAGGCGTCGATATCAAATTCGGTCCCGTACGGCGCCGGGAGCTCGAGCCCCTCGTCGAGGGCGCACTCGAGCGCCGTCATATGCACCTGCAAGCATTGACTCTGATACTGCAACTGCGTCGCTTCGCTGTTCGCGTAGGGCGGTTGCTTGCTCGAGTCGACGTAGGAGATCGGGACGCCGAAACAGCCGGCGATCATCGCGGTCGCCTGATCGGATTGCGTCGTCAGTTGCGAGTCGACGGCGCTCGTCCCGATATCCTGGTACTTCATGCCGTAGCCGACGACGGCGGTCTTCCCGGGCCCGAGGCCGTGCCAGGTCGCCGAGAGGCGCGCGGCGGTTTTCTCGTCGATCTCGGTGGGCGCGACGAGGAGGCCCGAGGGCCGGCCGCCGGCGGTGAAAAAATTAATCTGTGAGTTGCCGATCAGGTTCGCGAGGTTCGCCTGCGCGCCGCAGGCATAGAGCGGCGAGATCCCGACCAGCGGGTGATAGGCGCAATTCCAGCGATCGTGGATCATCTCCCGCGCCGGGACGCCGAGCTCGCCGTTCGGCAGGCCGGCCAGGAGGTTCGGCGAGAGTTGATAGAACACGGCGCCATCGGGCGCGACGAGCGGCTTGACCATGCGCGGATCGAGCACATAGAGCGCGACGACGACGCCGCGCAGATCGCGATCCTTCAGGACGTACGTGTTCCCATAGAGCAATTTCGAGATCGTCCACTGCTCGAGAAACTGCCCGATCGTCTGGTAGCGGTTCGGTTTGGTGAGGACGGGCGAAAAGGCCGGCGACGTCGTCTCGGTCCAGATCCCGTCGTCGTCGAGCGCGACGAGGTTGAGCGGCGTTTTCGCGATATCGCCACTGATCAGCGAGATACACCGAAACACCGTTGGATTGCTGAGCGGCGTGTCGAGGACGAGCGCGTCGTTGTTCTGCCAGGCGCCCGGATACGGCTCGTGCACGATCGGGTACCAGGCGCCCGACCCGGCGCTCGCCGCCGGCGTCGCGGCCGCACTCGACCGCGAGAGGCGCGCGCGCATCGCGTCGAGGATCCCCATAGCCTAGGCGGCCGGCCCCGCGATCCAGGCGGTCCCGTCCCAGGAGGCCTCGCTCGCGTCGCCGAGGACGACGGATTCGCCGGTCGTCCAGGCCGTCGCGGGCGTCGCCGCCAGGCCCGTCATGGCGGCGAGCGTCGCCGGGATCACGCACCCCGCCGGCGTAAACGTGCCGGGTGTGCCCGCCGTCGCGCCGGTCGCCGGTAGCGACTCAGGCGGCGGCGCGTCCGTCCAGCCCTCGATCGAGACGAACCCGATCCCGCGCAGCGTTTCGGCGAGGACGCGATCGGTTACGGCGTAGGTTTCTCCCTCGGCATGGGCGACGCCGTTTTCGGTGTGATAGGTGCGCGCGGTGACGTTGATCGATTCGCCGGCCATGACTCCCCCTCTGCAAACCGCGCCTGCTCGAGCGACTCGACCCAGGCCTCCTCGACCTCGATCACGTCGCCCGGCCGCCGGTACGCGCCGTCGAAATACCCGTCCCGCAGGACGGTCATACGTTTAGGCGGCATACGTCGCCACGGTGTACTGCACGACGCCCGTCCGCGCTTTCTTCCAGTTGATAAACCGCTCGGCGCGCAGGCCGACGTAGTTCATCTGCCAGAGGCTTGTCAGCACGACGGTCGCATCGGGTACCGCCATGGGCGCCGAATCCATTTGCAGCGAGGCCTCGCGCGAGACGTCGATCGTGACGCCGCCGTCGTCGGCGTAGAGGATTTGATCGGGCTTGATCAGGGCGACGGTTGTGCCGGCGGCCTGCGAGGCGACGGCCTGGTAGCCCATGATCGTCCCGCCCTGTTGCGCCATGCCAGGGAACAACTGTTGTCCGAGCGGGTTGAGCGCGTTCGTCAGGGCGAGCGCGTTACTCTCCGACAGAATCAAATAGGCGCCGGCCGTCGAGATGTTGAGCGCCGTCATGGCGTTCGCCATGGCCTGAATGTCGGTGCGCGCGTTCGCGGGCGTCGAGCCGGCGGTCGTGATCGGCGTGACGCCGTTGGTCACCGAGCCCGGCGAGACGCCGGCGACGGCGGCGGCGGCCGGGTCAATGAATTGCTGATCCAGGAATTGCGCGATCCCTGCGACCATATCGCGCCGGATCACCGATTCCGCGTCCGGTGACGAATTGCGCGCGAGCTCCTCGGTGATCACGATGATCCCGGCGCACTTGGTGATCCCGAGGGTGACGGTCGCAAACGCGAGTTTGCCGACGGGTTTCGGCGCGCCCTGGCCCACCCACCCATACGTCCCGCCGCCAGTCTGCGCCGCGATCGAGACGTTGAACGGTACCTTCAGAAACGTCGG